TTTGCGAGGGGCCGGACACAATGGTCAGCCGCCCTTGCCGTGTGGTGGCGTCCGCGCTGATCGTGTCACCCGCATCGTCAATCGTGCCGGTAAACATGCGCACAGGATCGGCCAGCAGTGGCGCGGGGGCCCGTCCCGTCAGAACGCCAAACCAGGCATCAACCTGCGCGCCCGCGCTATCCGCGCCGATCATTTCATCAATCACCGCATCCAGCCCGCCGAATTGCAGCAATCCTGTTTCCTGTCCGATACCCCGCGCCACAACCGGCAGGCTGACAAAGCCAAAGCCGCGAACGCCCGTCCAGGTATGACCATCCCAAGACAGATCCCCCACGCCGGAATGCACCCGCACCGCGCCGCCGGGCCAGTCAACATAGACCAGCATCACTGGATGAAACCCGCCCGCCAAGATCGCATCGCGCATTGCTGTCGGGATCGTCAACGCCATGGGTTCACCTCCACGGGGTTATCAATTTCGCCGTCCAGCACTTCGCGCAGCGACAGGCTGATTGACCAGTTGCGCCCGATCGCCTGCGCGCCGGGTTTGTATTCCAGCACCTCGAACACCGCGCTTTCCTCATCCGCAAAGGCGACCACCCCGGCAGGCAGCGCCGCCGAGACCGGCACCTCGGCCACGCCAGCCGCATCCGAGCGCGTCAGGTCCAGCACACGCGCCGCGCTGGGGGTGCCAGCATCCCAGACGCGCACAATATCGCCGGGCCGTGCGACGACGATACCAGGCGGCAGACCCGTGACCGTCACAGCGTATGGATAGCCCGCCAGCACCAGAGGCGCGGCCATGCGGCGCGTGTTGCCGAACGTGGCGACCGGCGTAACACCATCCACCAGATCGATCGGATCGCCCGCATTGGTCCAGGTCACCAGTTCGTTCCCGATCTGTGGACCCAGACGGATCTGTCGAGCCAGGCGGATCTGATCAAGATGCCAGTTCTGTGGCGGCAGGTTCAGCCGCACCAGACCCACACCGCCGTCGATATAGCGCCACAGCTGCGCCAGATAGCCCGCACCGCCATTGTGCCCCCGCCCCAGCGCCGCGCAGGTCAGTTGCAACGTCCGCCGCGCAGGCCCCGCCGTCGAGACCGCCCGCTTGCCGTCCAGCGCATATTCACCGCGCCGCGTAGGCCGCTCTTCATCCGGCAGCCAGCCTATGATTGGCGCAGGGGGAAAGCTGTAGATGTCCATTAGCGCCGCTTCCCAAGGGGATATTCAGCAGAGCGGTCATAGGTCGCGTCAACAGACGCACCGATCAGCCGCGGTGCCGCTTGCTCGATGCCCTTGCGCGTGGCCTCCTCGGCGATCTGCTTGATCGCTTCGTCACCGTTGGCGCCGGCGACGTCGACAACCACGGTCAGCATGGTCCGGTTGCTATTTGAGGCGTTCACAATTGGCGACCCAAATGATTTCGGAATTTCCGTACTGTTTGCAGCAGCGTTGAGTGGCGGGTCGAACCAATCCGTTTTATCTGTCCTTCCAGCCATTTCCGTCACGGCTGCAGATCCCGTCGCGCCAGCGCCTCCCAGCAGTCCACCCAACAAGGTTCCAAAGAACCCGCCGCCTCCGGTGCCAGGTGTCAGCTGATCGGTCAGAATTGCCTTGATGCCAGAACTCAGCGCGTCTTGGGCCATCTGGCGCAACACATTTGCGAAAGCATCACTCAGACTGTCCCCAGCCACGATAGCACCCGCAATCGCATCGCTCAGTTCCCCAACCATAGGCAGGCTATCGGCCAGTTCCAGGTTAAGATTCTTGATCGCCATCGCCATTTCATCATCCGAAAGATGCTTTTTAAGGGCGACAAGCTCTTTCATCTTCTTGTTGTAGCTGTGAAACGGGTCGATGCTGGCGCGGATCGCGTCAAGCTGGCGCTCAGACTCCTTGGCGGCGCGCGCTGAGGCGCCGACGGCCTTCTTTGTCGACTGAGCAGTTTTCCGAAGCGCGGTAGCTTCTTTATCCAATTCGACGCCCACAAGAGCAACGGATTTCTGAACTTTCAGCGCCTGAGCTTCCATCCATGTGCCAGCGCCCGCGACTTTTTGGTCAAATTCTGCATTTACCTCAAACTCGCGTCTTGCCTGCAATGCTTGTTGAAGTGTCTTGCCCATCTTGAGGGCGTCGATTTCAACCTGTTTAGCTGCGTTCGAGATCACCCCGCCGCCAATCTGGGAAAGCGCAGAAATGATACCAACAATTTCGGCCCTCACGCCGAACATCGCATCAGCCCAGTTATTTGTTTCTCCCGCCGCTTTCGATGTGCCCGCCGCCACCGCTAGAGCCGCTAATTCAGCATCCGTCAGCAAGCCTATGTACTTGGCCCCGAGATCATTCAAACCGCCTTGTTCTTTTGCTGCGGCCATCAGCGCATCCCGCGCCTTCGCCAACGCTGTAGCACGGGCGTCAGGGTCATCTGCGTTTGCCGCGCCACGCATGGCGACGGCAAATGCGACGGCTGCCTCTTTGCTCACGCCCAACTCGCCCGTGATGTCATTGACGGCTACGGCAAGAGTACTGAATTCTTTGCGCGTAGCGCGAGCCCCTGTTAGGGCAGGATCATACCTTGCAAATGCCGCAAGCTGCGACTCCAGCTCCTCATTCGAAAGGCCTATGATATTGGTGAGCTTTCCAAATTCATCAACCACGCCTGAAATCGCCGCCTTCTGCGACTGTATAGCCGCGAACTCTGCAAGCTCTCTCTGGACCTTCAGAACCTCTCGGGCACGGCCAGCAAGCGTCCCAAATTCACCGTAAAGGTCACTGATACTGCGTTGCGCCGCTGTCATTGCGGCAGTGTAAGCGCTCGTGCTATCGGAAAGGCTTCGGAAACTTTCGTCAAGATTCTTGGCGCTCTCCGCCCCAGTCAAAAAACTTGTGATCATAGGCCCCATCACAGCAACCACGCCGCCAGCCAAGATTCCCCACATGCCGAATACGGTCAAAAGATCAGCGGACTGGATTGACAAAGCCTGAATGTAGTTTCCCGTAACCGCGCCCTGCTGGGCGACCTGGTTCAACTGGAAGGCGGTTTGACGAAGCGCCATTTGCCCGCCGCCCACGCTGGCAAAAAGCTTGCTAAATCGGCTGGTCGCCACTGTTGCGCCCTGGCCAGCACCGATGAGCCGCGCCTCAACAAGCTGCAACGTGCGGGTTCTTTCAGAGTCGCTGATAGCCCCGGATTTTTGTGCGGCGGTGAGCGTTTCCAAGGCTGCCTCATATCGCTTTGAAGTGGCAAACAGAGGATCGACAGAAGCCCTCAGTGCTTCGTAGTTTTGAGAGGCGGTAGCACTTGCCTGAGCCGCTTGTCGCTCAGCCTCTGCCACCCGCTCAGCGGCGGTGGAAACCCCCATGTAGCGACTAGCCGCTTGTTCCAGAACGATATTTGCGGCCCTCTGACTGGCCTCGCCACTGCTCACCATGGCCGCAAGTTGCTGCTGAACCTCTTTGAAACGCATGGTGGTGGCATAGGCCGGATCAATGCTGGCGCGCAGTTGATCGAATGTTTTGGCCTGCGCATGACTTGCCGCAGTCACTCGTCCCATGCCAGCCGTCATTGTCGAATCCAGGCTGGTGACTTGCTGGCCAAGGCGCGCCATCGCCTTTTCAATGCTTCCCATGTCGATTTTGAGCGAACCCTCGACGCGCGCGCCGGTCCTGGCGATATTATCGAGTGCTCTCTCACCGTCAGATACGGAGCTGCTGTCAACGATCAGGGTTAGGGTGCCAGCGGTTGCGGACATGAGTATTCTCCTTGAACGGAAAAACCCGCTCGACTAGCGTCGTACGGGTTGAATTGGAGGTTTGTTAATGTGGAAATTCTTTGCTGTACTTTTGGTTTTTGGGGCGACAAAGCCAGCCCATGCGATGGACTGCGAAAGACTTCGTGCTGAGTTCAGCAGGTTCGACAATGCGGCCGTTTTTTTTGACCGGAGAAGCCGCGCAGAATTAGCATCAAGTCGAGGCGAAACGAGTTCCGTAAGATCTGCATCGAATGGAGTTGAAGGCGCGGCGATGCAGGCTGCCCTTACCAATATTCTGCTGCGGCAAAGCATGATCTTGGAGATGATGGTTGCCGGTGGTTGCGATCTACCGCCCCCACCGGATTTTCTGGTGCTGGGCTTGATTGCTTCGCACAACTAGCATTCCAGTAGTGAACAAGCGGCCCACCACGGGCCGCCCTCTGTTTTTTACGCGACCAGTGCCCGCGCTTCTTTCCACAGCGCGCCGGTGTGCCAGTCGTCGAGGGCCTGACCGTTCAGGGTGTCCACGATCAGCTTTGCGGCGAATTCGGCGGCGGTGATGGCGGGTAGCGCCATCAGTTGATCCACCATCACCTCGCGCGGCTCCCAAAACAGCCGGTCTTGTTCTTCGTCCTCGGCATCGCCGGTCAGGTCGGTTTGGTGGTCCGCAGCCGCCTCTTCAATCGCATGAATTTCACGGTACAACCGCATGATTTCACTGTCGGTTTCGTCTGCCGCCGTCGCTCCAGACGCCATGAGGGAGGCGAAGCTAAAGACGGGGGCGGTGGTCATGAAAGTGCGGCGATCCATCATTCCACTTCCTTTGCGACACCGGGGATCAGCTTGGCCAAGTAGGTCAGCCCTTTGGCCGTCACCCGCACCTGCTCGGTCACTTTTTCCGAGCCATCGGCCCGCAGGATCGTGGTCGTTTTGTGTTCCAACAAGCCAGCGTTGGCTTTCGACTGATAACCCAGCCATGCCGAACCACCGGGGCGCTTGTAGGTCCAGCCGTTCTGGCTGAGCCATGAAAAGGCGTCCTTTGGGCGAATGCCTAGGTTCTTGGCGACCTCGGTGATGGTCAGGCTTCCATCCGCAGCGGCAATCCGGTCCAGGGCCTCCACATCCTCGCGCATGGATTCGATCTGAACCGCCTGCGCTTTCATCGTCGCGTCCGCCTCGATCAGGGCCGCCGCCATCAGCTGAGGGCCGGAAAGCATGGCGGGCTTTGCCTCCTGCGCTTCCAGTTCCTGCCAGCGATCCACCAAGCGAGCGGTGAACTCCGGCGACAGTTGAGCCACGACCACATAGGTGTCGCGTTTTTGCAAACGGTACACAGATGTTGTGCGCTTTCGGCCCATCTTGTCTGTATCTTGTTCATCCGCCATTGGCGGTTGGACAATCACGCCACGATCAACGAGGCGCAGAATACTACGTTTTACGTCGTCATGCCGCTTCTCCAGCAGCTCCGCGATCTCGCGCGACGACATGGTGATGACTTGCCCATTGAAATCGGGCGTTGAAATAGGTATGTTCATGATCGAACCTTTCTACCAATTGGACTTGGTGGGTTTATTAAAAGCCGTCGGGATTGCCGTCCCGGCGGCTTTACTTTTGTGCGGTGTCCTCTGTTTTTTGCGCCTGAAGCAGATGAACCAGGAAGTTGTTCATCGAACGCCCCTGCTCTTTTGCTTTCTCTTTGACCCATTCATGCAGTTCCTTCGGCATCCGAAGTCCGAACGGGGGAATATTTCGCTTACTCATTTTGCCTCCATTTGTTACATCGTGTAGTCACACTACATCGTGTAACCATTGCACGCAAGGTTTTTTTCGCTACATCGTGTCACAATGAAATCAGATGATTCCTCGAGCCTCACCAGAGACATTGCCCCGTTTGGCGTGAGAATGCCTGCGGACCTTAAGGAGCGCGTCGCGAACGCCGCCAAAGCGAACAACCGCTCAATGAACGCTGAGATCGTGGCCACGCTTGAAGTTGCGTACCCCGAGGAAGATGTATTGGATGCTCTCCTGAATGATTTAGCCTCGATGGCGTTTTTCTACAAAAAGGCCAACGCGGTTGGGCGTCGTCAGTTTGCGTTAAATGTTGTCGAAGCCATGGCCTCGGTGCTGCCGCAGTACACCGAAGAGTTACGTGAGATACTTGAGGCAGCCGACTATGACAGCCCTGAATTTCCATTCGTTACGGTGCGCGAAGGTGACCATCTGAGAATCACAGGTCGCTCCTCTCCCTAATCCTCTCTTTCCATCGGCGAGATCCGGAACGGGCTTTTCCCGGCTTGATTTTCCTCGTGATACGAGCGGCACATTTCGAACAATGTTTCGGCCTCCCAGCTATTCTTCACCCGGCCCGTTGCCTGAGCGAAGGGCGCGATCTCAGCCCAACCTGTCGGCTCCGCACTAAAGCCGTTGCTGCGCGTGGGGCTCAGCTTGAACATGGCCTCGCAGAGGTGATCGGCGAAAATCAGATCGGGGAGATCCGGCTTATCCCCGGCCGATCTGATCCGCGCCAATCTGGATTCTTTTTCGCCCTTCACGACCGAACACAGAAAACCGACTTGCGCGGCCCACAGTGTTAGTGCGTCACGCGCTTTCCCAAAAAAGCTGCGTACTCCGACGCTGCATCAACAATCTGCTGGGCGAAAGACGCTTGCAGCCACTCGCCCTCAACGCGCGCTTTACGTTTGGTGAAGTCGCTCTTTTTCTCGTCGTCATTCCTCACCAGCGGAATAACCCGGCGCCAATGGTGATCTTCGCTGATCCGGTTCAGTGCCACAAATGCCGGCGCATCTGCTATGGTCAAATCGCGCGGGCCGTCTTCGCTCTCGGTCCGAATGTTGCGAAATCCCGCGATCAATCTGACGGCGCGATTGTTGATCTGCTCCTCGATCCTTGACCAATCAAAATCGACGCTCGCCTCGGCCTCGCCGCCTTCGTCTTTTGCAGCCCTTGCCCGGCGGAAAGCTTCCGTCATGGCGGCGTTCTTTTCGGCGCGATCTGCCGACAGGATCTCCTCGGACATGGTGCTGCGGATCAGCACGACGCATGGCTTTTTGCCGTTGGTGATCACCTTGCCTGTTGCCTGATCGCGCAATTCATACTCGATCAGATTTTCGGCCGCCGCGCGGGCGTCATATTCTTTCAGAAAATCCATTGGGGGTCTCCGTCATTTTGGGGTCATGGGGTTTGAGGCCGCGCCGCCAACCCCATCGCGGCGCGGCCAGCCCGGTCAGCAGAGAAGGTGCTAACCAGATCACGCGGGCTCGGTTGCTTTGACCGAAACGGCGTTTTGCTTGAAGTTGACCGAGAAGCCCTCATAGCTGTTGTCCGTCGCCTGGTTTTCGACATAGCTGTGAACGTAGCCCTGCGCGTATTCGACCGGATCACCTGCGACCGGGGCGGCATCGGAGCCAGACCCGCGCACAACTTTGATAGAGCAAACGCTCCCCAAAGCCTCGGCCGAATCTTTGACGTCCTCTTGGCCTGCGGTCAAAGCACCGTCATCAATCCGGTACGAAGACTGGCTGTCCCGGCCCGAGGCCGCGCCTTTCAGTCCGGTGGTGAATCCCGAGGTCAGGTCGGGCGCATCAATATTGTTGTGACTGATGCCAAATTGCGGGGCCTGAACCGGATGATCCACCTCGACCCAGTCCAGTGCCTCGAACCCGGCGGCGTCATTCGTCGCGGGCAGCGCAGGAGCAAAGAAAATGCTCTTTCCGATGTTTGATTTAGGTGCCATTGCTTTGCCCTTTCAAAAGCAAAAAGCCCCGCACGTTGGCGGGGCCAGTTTGGTTGGTGTTTGGGTGCCCTCTGTTCGGCGTACGCCAGCCCGAGCGCGGGGCAAATTCAGGTGGTCCAGTCCACGGCGACCGGCACACGCCAATCGGTAGCTGTTGGGTATCCGCCAAGCACCTGAGAAAGCTTGATCGTCAAGTCTCCCAGTGCGCCTTTGCGAAAATGCCGCTTTACGGCCTCGGCCAGTTCGTCAGCCTGGAAGCTGTAGGCGTCCTTTTTGTGCACGACCAGCACAACAACCCGCCCCGAGCTGGTCTCGGAAGTTCCGGTCAGCGTGGGGTCAATTGTTTTGCGGCTGGCCATTTGCAACAGCAGATATGGCGGCTCGGGCAGCGGCGAAAGCTTCTTGTTTGGCCATCCAACAGGCGGGCAGTCCGGCAAGGTCAGCAGGTGCTGCCCGAGGGCGTTCAGAATCTGCGCTGGGGTCATTTTTTCAGCGCCTTTGCGTGATGGTCGACACGTTCGCCAAACTTGGCGGCATTTTCCGTCGCAAAGAAGCGCCCTGGAACATCTACATCACCGCCGTAGTCTGTGTCCTCATCGCTTGCGATACGAAACCCGAACTCATGCGCCGCCGCATGTGGTGCCTGCCATTCGAACGTCTGAATGGTGCCGGGTTCGATCAAACCGACAACTTCGGGGCTGTCGCCGATATGTTGTTCATCCAGGTGCAGGCTGTTGATCAGTTCGGCGGTATCAACTGCGATTTTTCCGGTCTCGAAAGAGCCGCCGGTCTGGGCTACAGGAGCCTGTGGTGTCTGCGCCCCCTCGATCACGTCCTGCACGGCCTCGTTGAGGACGTAGCGCACGTCCTCTTTGATGTTGCCCACCTCGGCGGCAAGATATCCGGCCCAGCCAATTTTCGACATCACACGCCCCTTTTTAGCTTCACGCGATAGACAGCAGAGCAACGGCAACCGGCTGTTTCGCCGATTGGCAGGTCGGTATCATGCGGGCAACGAGCGGTGATCCCGTTCCCAAGGTCATATCGCTCGCTCAGGCTGATCACCTTGCCAGCCAGAGCAACATGATTTTCCCGGTGTTCCTTTGGGAAACCTAGCTGCCACTTGCGCGTCACGTCCTCGACATCTGGACGCTCGATCACCTGAAGCATCGCCTCTTCGCGGCTCTCCGCCTGTGCGCGAAACGCCTGGTCCTCTGCGATCTTCTTACCGCGATAGGCCAACATCCGGTCCTTGTACCGACCTGTGATGCGGTCGATCTGTTTTTGGGTCAGCGGCTTTCCGTCTCGGATCGCAGCCGCGACGGTCCGGTCAAACCGACGGTCCCGCAGCCTGCGGGTGAAATAGCGGCGATCCAAATTCGTCAGGTCCGTCCGCGCGTTGATCACCCAATCTGTCATTTCGGCGGTCAATCCGATTATCCCGCCCTCGCGCCGCCCTGTTGCCCGGCTCATTCTGCCGGTGATGTCGAGTGCCGCCGCTCGCAGCCCACCAGATCGCGGACTTTCGATTGCATCAACCAGCGCACGGCGAACCGCCTCTTGTGTGTCTTCAACGATGCCCTGAACAAGCGCCGCGCCGTTTGTCTCCAAGTACGTCTGCGCCCGTTGATTGTAGCCATCAAAGCCCCAAGCGGCGGCGATCTGTCTGGGCAAAAGCGCCCGAGCATCGGTGCCCGCTGCAAAATATGTCTGACGGATCGCCTCACGCAACGCCGAGAAATCACCCTGCTCCATACGGAACATTTCAGCGGCTTCGCCTAAAGCTTCCCGCTCCAGAGCCTCGATCAGCGCCGCAACATCTACCCGCGCGCGCGCCTGATAGACCGCATCCACAAACGCAGCCCGGATAATCGGCCCATACTTGTCCAGCAGCGCGACCAGAGCGGCCCGCTGTGCGGCGGTGGGGTTTCGTGGCATTGGGGGTGCCCCTCAGATGATAGGCGGCATTGCGCGCTTGGCAATCTCCGCTCGAACTCCCTCGATCCACGCGACAAGTATCATCGCGTCAACAAACGAAAACTCATCATGCGGCGTTGCCCAAGCATCCACGGCCATCCGCAGATTGCCCTGGCTCAGATGCTGGCAGATCCGCCAAATATGAAAGGAGCGATACACGCGCCTATTGTTTCAGTTCGACCTCAAAAAGCAAGGCCACGCCGCCGGGGGCTACGCGGTTGACACTGGCAATCTCGTGCTTGCCGCCTGCCAATGTAATCACGTCGCCCATCTGAGGGGCCTCGCCAGTGGCCGCAATCGTCAAAACCCGCGCTGTGCGCGGCACCAAAACCCCTTTGTCATCCCGACTGTGGCGCGTCTTTCTGCCTTCATCCAAGATCGTGACATCATAGGTGTCCGGCTCAGGCTCATTGCCGGTCGCCGCGTCTCCCCAAGGGGTACCGGCGTTCGGGTCATCCACGCTCTCAGCGCCTTTGCGGGTGAGCGTGGCGATATACTCGCCCTGCCCCACAGCCTCGCCCGCTTCGGCTAGCGCCTCGGCGATCTCGGCCGCGATGTCTGCGCCGCTCATCCGACCGACCTCAGCCCAAGTCCCTGGCCGCGCGCCACATATTTGCCAAGCATGGCCTCGATGATGGTGCTTGTTGGGGTCATCGCGCCATCAGCCCCGGCGTTTCCTACGACTGTCCAGCGGATACCTTTGACCTCAGTCAGAACTTTGGCCTCACCGGGGGTATAGGTCTTGTTGAAGAACCCAGGCTTGCCCAGTTCCACTTGCGCCGCCTCGTATACTGCTGCGACCACGGTGTCGTCACCGGGCGTGGTGACGAAGTGGTCCACATAGAAATAGGCGATGTAGTCGTTTGCCCGCTGCAAGGCAGCCGAGGCGTCCACATCAGATGCGGACGACGGGGCTGCGTTTCCGCGCGCGCTTGCGTATTCGCGAAACCCCGTCAGATCGCCGTAGGCCATGGGCTAGGCGTCCTTTTTCGCCGGATTGGTCACGGCCTGCTTGTCTTCGCCATCATCGGCGACCACGGGGGCCAGTGAGCGGCCTTTGCCAACCAGGTTCGAGGGAATCTCGCCCCCCTTCAAGGTCAGAACTTTGCCAACCGGAATCCGCTTGCCGTTTTTATCGTAGACGCCTTTTTGAGTGATTTCGAATTTCATGAGATTGCTCCTTTGGTGAATTCGGGATGGGGGCTAGTTGCCCAGCCCCGCACCGGAATTCATCAGCTCGAATGAGCGATGCCGCAGTTTTCTTCGGCGTCGAATTTGATCTCGGCCGCCGCAGCCGCCATGGTGACGAAATCGTAGTCATCCTCGGGATTCGCGCGGAACTGGGCGCGCGTGGCCATCGGCATACCGTTCAGGATCTCGACAACCCGGCGATCTTTGACCACGCCAATCATCTCGTTGGCGCTTACGCTGTCGGCCGGCACGATCTCGCGAACGCCGCCGATTTCCAGCACGCGCTGCGCGATGGTTTTCGGATAGCCCGCGGTGAACTCGGTCGTGGTCGCATAGAACCAGTCATCCCAGTTCACAAAGATGGTCGCCGGAACTTTGAAGTTGTCGCCGTGCAGCAGTTTCAGCGTGGCGGTGACCTCGGCCAGCCACTGTGCGCCGGTCGCGCCGTTCAGCGCCACCCCGGTTGCGCGCGTGTTGCGCTTGGGGTGGTTCCGCAGGCCGTAAGATGCCTGACCATCAACCGTGATCGTGGAATAGCCTTCCAGCGCGGCGGTTTCCAGGGTTTCGGCCACTTTGCGCATGGCGTTGGAGCGCCCAGCCGAATCCAGGTTGTAGCCCTCGGATTTTGCCGCTTCGACTTCACGCCAGCCGTACCCAAACGGACTGTCGATGATCGGCAACGGAGTGCCGTGGTAGGCAAAGGTCGGCTTGTCAGTCCGGCCTTTGGAGCGGGCATCCAGCGAGATATTTGCTTGCCCGCTGTCGCTGACAGTCTGGAAATAGTGGATCAGCTTGCCGATAGGCATCGGCTTGGACAGCGTTGCCGCCAAGGTGTTGAACACGGCCAGAACAGAACGCTGCAACTCGACCGCCTCGCGGTCCCACTGCCCCCAAACGTCTTTCGGCAGGGTCTGGGCATTGCCCAGCATGGTCGCGCCGAAGGCATTCGCCATTGCGGATTGCCGCGCATTGAAAGCACGGCGGTTGTTCAGCAGGATTTCCTGCTGCTCTTTCGTGAAACGAAGCATTTCAGGTTCTCCTTATGCCGGGACGACGTAGCCGTCAGCGATCACAACATCGGCCAGTTGGCCTGCGGTGTAAGCGCCCGGGGTGTCATCGAAAAAGGCGACCACCTTGTCGCCGGTAACCGCCGCAGCCAGGCGACCCGAGGCCGCGATGGTCAGCGGGTCATTCTTGGCGTAGGTCGCCGCCGCCAGGGCCGCTTGGTACACTTGACCGGGCTCCAGTTCATAGGCCACGCCGGTGTCGCCCGAGGTGTATGCGGTGTCGATGGTTTGCCCAACAAAGTCAGCGTTGCTCAGCAACAGCGGGCGCTTAGCCAAGGCCGTGGTGATCTGCGTCAGAGCTGCCCCAGTGTCCTCGACAAAGGTGCCGGGCAGATAAGCCCCCGACACCGGCTTGTTGATCGTGCGCGGTTGCCGGTCAATCGGGCCGCGATAGATGACGTTGCCAGACATTATTTGTCCCCCTTGTCGTCAATGGCGGCATTGAAGTCGTAGCCGCCCCAGTCATCGCTGGTGCCGCCACCAAAGCCACCGCCGTTCAGGGCTGCTGCCTTTCCGGGCTCGGCCTTGTTTGCCAGCTCTTTCAGCGCGTCGATGGTCAGCCCCTTCGCGACGTCTTCGCTCAGCAGGTTGGCTTTCACCACCTTGTTGACCAAGCCAGATTTTTCGGCCTCGTCTTTGGCTTTCTGGGCGTTTTGCAGCGCCTCCATGTTGTCGGTCAGAGGCTTGATACCATCGGCAATCGCGTTGGTGATCTTGTCGCCAAGGCCGTTCAGGCTTTCCGTGATGGCGTTCATCTGATCGGAAAGCTCTTTCAGCTGTTTTTCGTCAGCCATGTCTGCGTCTCCTGTGTTTGCAGAGGGTTCCCGCTCGGATGTGCCTAGGGCTTCCATAATCGCGGATTTAAAGCGCTCCCATTTGGAAGCTTGCGCACGCTCTTCGAGCGCTCGAAGCAGGCTCATGCCCGCCCAGTCAAGGTGACGTTCGGCGTCGTCAAACGCCGAATTGATAACCTCGATTTCGTGACCATCGTCATCGACGGCCTTATTCACCAGCATCCCGACACCCTGGTCAGGGGTCGCGGCCCCGTCCTCGCCTATCAGGATCGCGTCATGGTCAAAATGAATGTTCCGGGCGACACGCTCAGCGCCGTCATCCTGATCGCCGTCGCAGTTTTCCAGATTGCACAGAAGGCCAGTTGAAGTGTGGACGGGTTCGCCCTTGTCGATCGCGTTCAGGACCGACTGACCGCCCTCAAGCTGTTTGGCGTAGGCAACGTCGATCACCTTGTCCAATAGAACCCGGCCTCCCTCTTGCCGCACGTTCTCATTCCACGCACCGACGAAGCCTCGAACCATTCCGCGCGGATCTGAGGCGCTGACAAAGCTGCCGTTCAATGTGGGATGGCCAAGCGGCGCCGGTGTGCCGTCAAGGGAAGCGAAGCTTTTGGAAATTTCCTCCGCGGGATAGCGAACACCGTTCATGACCACGCCATCAGGGAGCGTTGCGCTCGGAACAATGATCACGTCCCGCCCGTCACGGCGCTCGCGTCGGATTTTCGAACTGTTGACCGCAGTGCGGATGTTAACGCGTACTTGTGTCATTCGTCGTCCTCAGTGGTTTCTGGCGCGGGCCCATCGTCACCTGCGGCCGCGCGGATTTCCTCGGGCGTCCAGACGCGCTCCAAATCGCCCTGTTTTTGGTTGATGTCGGACATCTTGCCTGCCCGCTCGATCTTCTTGTCCCGGCTGGCCTCGGTCAGATCGGCCCAATTTACGGTCCAATCACGCTCGGCAATGATGCCAACTCGCTGAAACAGGATCAGCATTGCCCGGATGCGGGGCTTGGCCAGCTTCACGCGGCGCGCGTTGTTGACCAGATTCCATTCGTTGGCGTCCTCGGTCGAGGCCCGCTCTCCAGTCTGTGACCCCAGCAGAATTTTCACCGGGATCATGAAGGACGCTGCAAAGCAGTTCACCGCCGCATTGAAGTACGTATCCCCGGTTGGCAGTGTGATTTGCAGCGTCTTGGCCTGCATCCCCTGGACCATCAGCAGCTTATCAAAGCCCTTCTGGAAGTCTTCGACCTGCTCGTTCATGGCGTCGGCGACTTCGGTCACCGGAACCCCCATCGCCTGAGCCATATTGTTCAAATCAAGATCTTTGTCAGCTTCCAGAACCGGATTGCCGCGCGCGGCCTTGTAGAACCCCTCACCACCGGCCCCCTTGACCTTTTCGGCGTCCAACAGGTCGTTGTATCCAGCCTCAAGTTCAGAGCGGCAGTGAACTGTCCCGTCGCGCGACCAGATCAGCACCCGATCGGGGTGGACCATGAACTGGCGAACCTGATTCTGGTTGTTGCCGACGGCTGATTCATTGAAACGATAGAGTTTCGGCTTGCCGTAATTTGGGTCTCGCTGATCCGTGACCCACTCGGCCACTTCAAGCTGAGCGCCCTCGCCGCCCCAGGCCGGGATCACTTCTACCAACCCCTGCAAACCGCCATTGACACGGTCAACGGGCTGATCAAATTGCTTGTCATCCGCGAACCGGAAAATCAGCCCCGCATAGCCCCCAACCAGGGACCGCCGATCGGCTTCGGCCATCGCCTGCCAAAGCATTAGATCGTCAAACCGCTTGCGAACATCCGCTTCGGCTTCGCTTTCCTTTGCCTCGGGGCTCTCCCAGATTTCGGGATCATCCTGCCATGTCTTGAGGACGGTCTTCTCAACAGCCGCTTTGCCGAGGCCATTGCGGTGGTAGATCGCATAAACTTGGGCGAATGAGACTTGATCAGGCCATCCAAAATCCCGGTAGTGGTTGTGCTTGGCCGCGGGGAAATACCCCGGAAACATGGTTTCAAGCCGTCGCGCCGCATTGGCGATGTACTGTAGAGCGTTCATCTGCGGTGCCTCTTCGTCAACATCATGGCCACTTGGGCTTTGGGCTCTTCCGGGATCGGCCAGAACGCCATCACTATCGCGTCCGCAAGGTTGGGCGAACGCGCGCCATCTGGCTGCTTGTCCACCATCGTTTTGCCTGTAGCGCTCGTTTTGTGCTGCGGTTGGGTCAGCTCTTCTTCGAGCTGGATGAGCTTCGGCAATCCCCGCGGAATGCTGATCAGCATGTCTGCATCATACGGCTTGCCCAGCCGCGCCTTGTGAGCATTTTCGAACCGTTTGCGCAGCCCGAACCATGCCTGGGCTTTCAGGTTGTGGTACTGGTCCTTGTTCAGCGGGCTTTGTAGATTGTCCGGCTCGATCCGCTCCTCCGGATCCGTCACTGACGCCCCGCCAGCCCAAGGGGCAAAGGTCACCCCGCTTGGCTGTTGATCGCGGCGCCCCATCGAGGCCCATTCGCCAGTGACCCCCTCGCCGACACCGATGCTGTCATAGAACACGTCCGGCACGGCATGGGCGTTTGCCAGCGCCGAGGCCTTGTTCGTTGTCAGCGATGTGTCCAAACCGTTCCATGCGTCGATGCTGAGAAGCGCGATGCCCTTTCGGATCGCAAACGCGTTTTCATCCCCGCCGTCCTCACCGCCTGCTACATCAAGACCCGCGTATTTTTGGCCGGTGACCTCAAGCCCCAGATATTCTGCCAGCCCGATAGCAGACTGTACCCAAGCCGCTGGAATGACGACCTTGGACCCGATGTTCTCGTATTCTCCAAGCCAAGTATGCCCAAATCCCTCTGGGTCGATCTCCTTGGCGTCTTCTGCTTCCAGCCGCATTGTCTCAGGCAGGAACGGATTGTCGGTGTAGTTTGCCCGCACTACGATGGAATCGGGCCGCTCACCTCTCGGTCCTCTCAGCAGCCGCTCAATCGGATCGCTGCGCCTCCGAGGGTTCCATGTCGCCCAGATTTGCGACCCTTCTTTTCGGATCGTTGGCCGCAGCAGGTCCAGGCTGCGCTGCGACAGGCTTTGTGCCTCCTCGATCCAGGCGATGTCAAAGCCTTCAAGCGATTTCACACTGTCTGCGGTGTGGTCCTGCATCCCAACAAAGATGCACAAGCCTTTGCCACCGATGCGCCTGATTTCGGTCTTGGTGATCTCGAACAGGTGCCCGACGCCAAACTCGTCGATCTTTGCTTCGATCAGCTTCTTGGCGGAAAGCGCGAGGCTCTTCTGAATTTCCCGAACGCAGACGACACAGCAATCCGGGTCCGCAACCATTTCCTCGACAGCCATGCCGGCGAACTCGTGGCTTTTGCCGCTAGAACGGCCTCCCCATGCTCCTTTGTACCTGACCAGCCGTCCGACCGCTGTGTGTGTCGCGTACAGCGGCACCGCCCAGCGTGGCGTGGGAATATCAAGCGTCGTCATCTGCCCTTGGATCAACCACGGTTCGGGTAATGGCTTGGATTGGCCCTCCCCCTGCGCCTGTCAGCTCCTTTCGATCCGCCAACCCAAGTTCCCGCTGAATGATCGAGGGATTCAGTAGCTCAGCGGCCGCCCCGGTGAATTTCTGCTCGTAGATCACCGCCTCGATCCGCTCGATGATCGGCAGCAAATCTTTGCGGAATAGCTCGTGCCCGTCGGTCTTCCAGCCGCGCCAAGTCTCGGTGCTGATCCCCAGCGACAGGCACAACCCGTTGATCGTCATCGCCCGCATTTTGGGCAACTCGGCGATCGTGATCCTGCCCTCATACGAAAAAGCCTTGGCTTCCTTCAGCGGGTTTTTGGTCACCCACTCAAAATAGGCAACGGCGGCCTCCCAAAGTGCCTTCTGCGTTTTGAACTTCGGCGGACGCCCCGGCCCCGGCGGCGACATCTCCCAAATGCGATTGCCAGGCAAGAACCGCCCGGTTTCGTCTCGCTCTGCCATGATAGCCCCCGAATGCCAGCCACCTTTAGTTCGGCGCCATGCTTGTCACCACGGGTCGCACCGTTGACGCTTGCGCGCACCAGAGGCTCTACCCGGTGGCTGGCTGCCCCGGCGAGGAAGTGACCCGTGAATGGTGGAAACGAAAAAGCGCGAGGTGTGGTTTCCCCACAACCCCGCGCGATTTTGCCAAACGTGCCATTTTTGGCAGAACCTGTCAACAGGGCCCGGTATCCCGCCCCCGGTACCGCAACTGTCTTCCCTGGATGCCATCGCAAACGCAGTGCAGAGCGGACAGCAATCCAGGGACGTCTTTGACCTCCCCGTCATCCCAAACAACACGCTTTGCCTCCGCCGCCGCGCGCTTGTCGGTCCAGCCCAGCCAGCCTTCAAGCGACATCAGCGCAGACACTGCGTCACGGCTGCGCTCTTCGGGCGTCCGCTCATCCAGGGGCGGCGTTTCGGCTGTGGCCTCCAGCGCCTCCAAGGGCACCAGCAGGCGCAGACACGTTGCGTGGCGCTTCGGGGCCCCGATCGCTGCGTCATAGGCCGCGATGACCCGGCGCATGTGCTGGATGGCGTCCCACAGCTTCAGGCGCTGCGCGTGATCCTCAGCCGCCCCCGCCATTGCCCGCCCCGCGTTGCATCCCCACCATGGCGAACGGCTGTCGCGCTGATTCTGGGCAGTGGCCTGAACGCCGCGCTGATTGCAGCGCGCTTTGAGAGCCACCCTATCCGCTCCGCGCTCGGATGTCGGCCGAGCCTTCTGCCCGTTCGCCTGGCGGCGCTGAACGTCAGCCAGATCGGGGATTCCTGCGGGTGCCTGTTTGGCCTTCTTTGCGCGGCGCTTGGCGCCTTTGCTGTAGGCTTTGCCCGTAGTCTGATCTTTCGTCACTGCGCGTCCTCTCTTTTGTTTTTAGGCCTCGCGTTGGGATAGCAAGGTATGGCCGATTTTATTTTTTTGGTCATGGCGTAGCGCATTACTGCCAAGTACAGATCCTCGCGGGCGGCTTGTTTCAGTTCTCCCGATGCGAATCTGCGGATCCTGCTGCGATGCACCCCCAGCGCTTTCGAGGCTGCTAGGTGCGATCTGAACACATGGCCGAAGATCACGATCCTGTTTGCCTTCGCGTTTGTGTTGCCCAGCCTTCCGGGGCCGAGCCCCAGGCTTTCGCAGTGCCCATGTCTGCTGAGGTGCTGGGACACCGCGTTGGGGCTTACGCCGATGGCTTTTGCCGCCTCATTCTGCGATGCGTAGTGGGTGCCCCTGACTATGACCGGACATTCGTTCATTTTACTAATCGTCCTTGGTCCGGCTGGCGATGAAGGCGGGCGGGTCATCCCCATATTTTTCGTACCACTCTACCTGCTTTCGGCCTGCGGTGATGATCCGGGCTTCGAGATGTGCCTGCTCGGAAATATCTCCGGGCAACGGTTTTTTGTGGCGCTTTGGGTTGTGCCGTGAAAGCCACCAGGAACACGCAGCCTCGATCGCCCAACCGGGAAAGCCCTCCAATTCGGCTTGCCAGTCTTTTGCGACCTCTCGCATGGCTGCCGGATGCACGTCGGCAATGAAATAGTGCGTCAGAAGCGTGACGATCCGTTGCGCGATCCAATCCTTTCCGGGGCGCGTGTCCAGCTGCTCGATAGCACTGAGAACAGCTTTGGCCTGCTCAGGGCTCGTCGGGTATCGTCCCCGCAAAGGCGGCAATGAGTCCTTCATGCGCTCGACCAGCTGCGGTTTGACCTCGCCTGCCGGTTTGTGGTTGGAGATTGCGTTCATGGGGCGCTCCTTCGATTGGCGCTAGGGCCTGTTGATGCTTGCGGCCTGCGTGTCGCTGCATGGCTTTTGTGAAATATGAAAACGTCCCGGGCGGCCCGTCGCGTTTGGCGTTCATGACCTCGCGGACGACAAGGATCACTTCCTCGAACGAAAGCCCGAGATCCGACTTCCAGCGTTCGAACTCCTGCATGTCGGAAAGGCCGCCAATCTGCTTTCCATTCGGGCCGACCATGCCAGACACCGGGTCAGCCCCGACGGCTGCGAGGATCTGTTCCCGTTCGGATGGCGCGTTGAGAATTTCCTGGTCTATCTGTGGCGCCGAGATCGGAGGATCAGCCTCGCGCGCGTGCGCGCTACCACCACCACCACGTATATCTCTGGTATCTGGTTTCTGGTTAGCATTGCCGCCGCATTGCGCCTGCATTGCCGCCGCATCGTCGCCCCATTGATTTTGTTGAATTTTCTCCCATCGCTTCGACGCATTTTCTGATGCGGTTTTTCGTTTTTCTGTTCGCTTTTTGATTTCTTTTTGAACTCTTTCGTTCCAAAGACCGTTTTCAGTGTTCGAGATTTTCCCTTCTTCAACCAGTGCCTGGACCGCTTTATTGAACGCCGCGTGGGTACACCCACACAAGCGGGCGAGCCTTTTAGGGTCGATCGAAAGGGGCGCTTCGCGCTCGTACATCAACGCAATGAGAGTGATGTAAACGCCTGTCTCGGCGGCGCTAAGTCCGCGAGTCCCTGCAAGCCAATCTGATGGGTAAAACTGGAAAAACGGGCTTTCACTCACGCTGCAACCCTCCCAACGAACTCGGTTGGGCCATTGTGACGCGCGTCAAACAGATGCCAGGACACGTTGTCCTTTCCGGTCTGGTTTGTCCCCTCGATCCAGCACAGACGACCCACGGAAACGATCTTCTGGAGCCGGGGCTGGTATGGGGCGGCCTGTACCGTGTGGACCCAATCAGCATCGAACAGCAGCCACGTCGGCAGGATGCTTGAGAAATGCATGATCATCGGGTGAAGGATCTCGCGCGTCCAGGGCGGGTTCGTGATGATGTGCGTTGCCCCTGTGGCTTCGACGTCTTCTTTGGTCGCGCGCAGAGCGTCAACGCGGTAGACGCCCTCGGCGCCCGGCTCGATGTCGCTCGCGACGACACACTGCGCGCCGTATCCTTGCAGTTGATGGACCAAATCCCCGGCGCCCGCACACGACTCCCAGAAGCTGCACCCCCACGTCAGGTGAGGGGCCAGGGTCGCCCCTGCCCGCTTGTCAAAGGTCAGATACTTATCCTGACGTCGGCGGGGGAATGCGCTTCGCTTACCCATGGCACAAAGCCTCCACCTGAACAAAAGTGGCGGCCTGCTCGCCCCAGCGCTTCACGCAGCGCACGTCGGCGACCTGACAGTCATCTACCCAGGCAATGCGGTTCAAACCGTCCTTGATCGCCTTTAAGAGGTTGTCGCCGTCTGGGCGCTGCGTGTGGAAGGCTCCGCCATCTTGCGCCGCCTCAGCTTTCCTTTTCTTCGTCCATGATTTCGGGATCTGGAACACGGCCACAACGCGCAGCTTGACGGCCCCCTCAAAAGGAGCCGGGAACTCTGGCCGCGCAATCTCGGCAACCTGGCGTTCAAAGCTGACGGTTTGCTTGGGTGTGTAGACCCGAGCGCGCCCCGCAACCACCGCAGCCTTTGGGCGCTGCTTGGCGAAGGGCTTGCCCGGAATCGTGAATTCGATCATCAATCGAAATCCTCTGGCTTCGGCAGGCCGCGCGGTTCGTCCCCATCACCATCTTCGTCATTCTCATTCAACCAATCCGCTTGGTCGGGATCAGCCTCGGCAGGTTCGCGTTCCCCCATAAATTCTTCGCTGTCGACCATAACAAGCTGCACCATCGACCCGACGTGATCGCCCAGAACATTGCGGTTATGCTCAATGTTCGAGCAAACAATTTTGCCCTCGATCCCCTTTTCGCCTTTGATTTTAACTTCACCAAGCGTGACAACCGCGTGGGGAAATTCGTTGCGAGTGACTTCGCGAACTGCGGCGCGGACGATGCTCTTGGCGGCCAGTTCCAAACCATTGATGATTTCCGACTGCTCACCTTCGTTACACAGCGCCCAGCTGGTTTTCATTGTCTGTATCCGCAGCAACATGGCATCTCGGCAGTCACCGAACAGGGTTTCAAGATTCATGTCGGGTGCTGCCCCCTCCATGTCGTGTTCAATATCAGCATGAGCGTTCATCGGCTCTCTCCTGGTTGATGCCACCGAACCCCGTGGCCGGGGCCGAGTCCTACCCGGCTTTGACCTTGGGCTTGGCAAAGAGCGCCTTCGCCAGGCCCTTATCGAGCTTGTCGCGAATGCCCGCGGTTGCGTTGGATTTGGCGGCGCGGCAGCTGCACGGCTGGAGCGCAACCCGCAGCCCCTGAACCTCACTGACCGGCAAGCGGATCACGAGATAGTCGCCGTCGCGTTTGATTGATCCGCTCACTGGGTCGCCTCGTCTTTTTTGATCTGGCCCAGCAACCGAGTGATCAGCCCACGCGACACACCAGTGGCCGCAGCGACGGTGTCCTGCGTGGCACCGCTATCCAGCATTTTCAGAATGCGAAGGTCGCGCAGATCCCGCTGGCGCTCGGAAAGGCGGCTCATTCCTCACCACCCCACGGCAGCGCAGGCATTGTGATCGGAGCGGTAATCGTGCCCGCGCTGGTCGCGGCATACGGCACATAGACCACCGCCCGCCCGTCCTTGTCCTCGCAACGCAGCGCGGGGCGCGCCTCGGGGATTTTAGGCACCATAGGCTTCATTTTCGGTGGGCGGCCCACAAGATCGGATGGGTGAGTCATTGATCGGCCCTCCGATCTTTCAAAATGGCGCCGTATGACGCCCTAATTTTGCCTGTTTGCTCATGAACGTCAGCCACCTCTTTGAACGCACGAACAACAGCGTCAGTGCTTGGCCGGGCCTCCACCTGAGCAATAGCTTGAACAGCTTCAGTGGCTTCTCTGAGAACATCCAAGTGACTAGGGGGCCCCACCCCAACCTCACGCGGTGCGCGACCGCGAGCGCGATGGTCGTCAAAACAGAAATTCCCGGTGGCATCTTGCAGTGCGTAGGCCCAAGCGAGCGGGACCTCGGCATTCCCATTCGAAATCTTCGAAACAGTTCCAATGCTGACCGAGTGCCCAAGGGTGGCCCCGATCGCGGCGGCGGCGGCTTCAACCCCGCCGATCTGATCGACCAGGCTTTTGAACATGTGGGTGAATAGCTTGTCGGACATGGAAAGCCCTTTTCCTTGGTGGTGTGAGGCGTCCGGCCCCATGCTAGGTGCATGGGACAGATTTTTTTAGGCGGCGTCTGTGGTTTCCGTCGCTGACTTTCTAAAATTGAAAAGGCTCTGCGGGCATTCCAGCCCGCGATCAGCGCACATGGTTTTAATCACGCCGTACCAGCTTGATGGAAACACTCCGTCTGCCACGGAATTGCTTACCGCCGATTTGGATACGTCTAAACGGATCATCAGCTCTTTGCGGCCAATGGCGTCGCATATATCGGATACTGTCATCATGACGGGAGGCTAGTACATTTATTATGTACGCACAACACCAACAATCAATGTCCGTTCACATTTCATGTACCCATGCCAATACTGTGAACATGACGTACGAGGAAAAATCCGCCCTTGCGCGGACAGGCGACTTTAGCAAAGAGGCGGCGGCACTTAGGTTGCGCGCTGCCAGAAATGCTGTCGCTATGGGCCAGACCGAACTCGGAAAAGCAATCGGCATTTCCAAAGCGGCTATTAGCAACGCAGAAAATGCAGCCTCATACCCAGGCAGATCGACGATGATCTACCTGTATCGGGAGCACAGAATCGACATAAACTTTCTGATGTGCGGTGACTTCAGTCAGCTCCCCGGCGACGTTCAGGACAAGCTTTTCTCTGCGATTTTAAACGAAAAACGTGAACTGGATCAAACACAAGGTTGAGATCAATTCCGACGACGCGCAGCGCCCTACCGATCCAGAAAATAAGCGCTGCCATATCCTCACCCCCCAAATGTTCACGATCCGTTCACACTACCGCCCAGCCGCGAGTCGGGTCAAGGCAGCCAACCAAAGCGCGTATTTAAGGTGCTGAATTGACGAGGAAGAAAATTGTGGGTGGACCGCCCATTCCTCCCAACGGCGATTCCGAAGATTTGGATACCTCAGCCAAGAGTCATCTGCGTTTTCTATTGGGGGAGGCGGTACTCCGCTCTTCAGACTGAAAATACACACGGCCTGAACCGCCCGCGCCATCACCAAGGCGCCAATAATCCACCACATATCCATAGTTCCTCGCCTCTGCAGTGCCATTTGACGCGAGCGCCGCAAAGCAGAAAGAGGCCCGCTCTAAAAAGCGGGCCTTTCATTGTGTAGCTTTGGTGGGCAAGAAAGACGGGGTTTATCCCCTCAGCATACAGGGATTGACGAATCTCTTTATGGTTGTGACGATCGCCCGTCATCTCAGTGGAGAGTATTATGCCCAAAGAGCATCGTTTCGACCTTTTCCGCCTTAGCCTGAGAAAGCGTAGGCAAATTGATATTTCGGAGATGATAGACCCAAAGTCACGAGAAGAGTGGATTAGAATACTATTCTCTCAGAGAACCGAGTTTCGACATCACGCTGTAAACTATATTTATGTTCCACTGAGCCCAGATCAGACCCGCCCTTTCGTGGTCGGTAGGATTGGGCGCGAAATATCTGAACTCGAAAACACGCCGCCAGACGACGGTTACAGGGAGTTTATTCACGATACCTGGAAGGCTGCGGTTGTCGTCGTTGATCCTTCTGAGCATGACGACGGTCAGAAGATGGCAATTCAGTATCATGCAGATGTTGGGAAGCCATCAACGCTTGCCCCTAGGCTGCTGCAGGCGATGGAGGGGCAGCAAGATTTCAATCAATATCTCTCAGCCGTGCATCCGATAACAAACACTGAAAAATTTTGGGACTACGTTAAGCGAAACGAGGGAAAAATCACTCACATTCGCTTTGAACTTGAAGTCCCAAATATGTTTGGGGGAGATGATGAGTACACGAAAGAGATGAAGGAGTATCGTGACAAGGAGAAGGCCCAAACGGTTGCAATCGAAGTAACCAACCCGGATGGAGTTGATGCTGATACCGACCGTGTTCGATACACTGCAGAGAAGGCGATGGGGCAAGGGACTGGCAAAGTTAAAGCTAGAGCCATGGGGAAAAACAACAATTTTTCCTCGCAAAATCAACAGGAAAGCGCTAGAATACCGATGGATCGCGAAGGTGGAGATCGGCCACTCATTGACCGCGCTGCCGAGATTGCAACTAGGATACTAGGACGTGACGAAGATTGATTCATGGATGGTGTTTTTGCTTGCTTGTGGGTTCATGGCGGCGATCTCAATCATGGACCCAGCCGCCTTTGGCGACGGGAATAGCTTTCTTGGTCAGTTCGTAAATCATGAGTTTCTGAACTTTATGGGAGTGATCGTTACAATCACGTTGGCATCGACTGCAAACCTTCACATGGAGTTACGAAGAAAGGAGGAAAAGGCGGGTAGCGAGTTTCTGGTCCGCACGAGAACGGCAGTTCGTAAGTCGGCCTTTTCCCTAATTTGGGCACTATTTCTTTCAGTCATTTTGGTGGTGGTGAAGCCGTTACTACCAGATGGCGAGGTATACGCAGCATTAGCGAATAGTTTCGCACTGGCGATAATCCTATGGGGTGTGCTGGTTATCCTTGATGTGACCAAGCTTGCGTTTCGGATGTAGCGCTATGCAGAGCTTGAAAGCCGCCCGACAGAAAGGAAACCTCGACAGGTTTCATCAAACTCAGCAATCACGCCCTCGCCGCCCAAGGGGCGCGTCACCGTCGATGGCGGCCATGTGGTCGCGGATCAGGCCCGCTATGCGTCACGCAGTCTTGTAGGTTACACCCCACTGGCGCTGCAACTCCTTAGCGCTGACGCCGTGGCGGGGCGTTGCAAACAGGAAGATCGCGTAGAACCACAGTTGCAACGGAGTGTGGCTTTTCTCGAAGATCGAAGCAACCATCGGGTGAATGTGATGGCCGCACCACTGGCAGGGATAGGCTTTCTCAGAGGTCAGCGGATACCACCTAGCCTCGCGTTCACACTTCGGGCAAACGTGCCCCTTGCAGAGCGCTTGAAATTTTTCGCATATCCTCATCGCTCACTATCATTAAGTGATTGTTGAGTATTTCAGATACCACGTTTTGGTTAACGCCAGATTTACGAGCGATCTCCTCCGCCTGCATATCGGCCTGCGCACCGCTTCTGCAAAACGTTCAGTCCTTGATTGAGTGGCGAGGTTCGGTTCTGGGTCATCGCACCGCATTGAGTCGGGTGGCGCCGCAATGTGGTTCATTATTTATGTACCTTTTTTGTTGACGGTACATTTTTTCTGTACTACAAGTTCCTCATACACCCCGCCGAAGAGGCAGCACCCCAACCCGACCAGCGCGCCAACAGGGAGCCAATCGCGGGAAAGATGATGGAGAAGCTGATGAAACTGCCCGAATTCACCTACCACGTGATTACCCGCTGGCCCGATGGCGACTTGCTGACGGCCGAGCATGAGCCGACCCGCGACGCAGCGTTTGATGCCGCGGCTGATCTGATCACGAATAATGACTGCAAAGTTCGCGTCGAAATGATCGAGCGGAACGCGGAAACCGGTGGGAGCTTGGGCGTGTCTGACGTCACGGCGCTGATGCTGACCGAACGCGGTATTGACCTGACAGCTCTGAACTACGTGCCATGCGCGGACTGTGGCCACGATCACTGTACCTGTGACGCGGCCTACGACGAGTGGAAGGTGGGTAAAATTGCAGCCGAGTAAACCCGTCTATCCCGGCGCCTTCCTCCCTGTTGGCGAGCCGCTTTCGGAAACCGAGCTGACCGCTGCGCTGCGCGCCCAGCAGATCAACCAAGTGATCGCCGAAATCAAGGCGCCGACCACCGTCGAGAAGATCGACCAGCACTTTAAGCATGGTCGCTTCGCGCGCCTCTTGGCCCGCCTCAACACCTGAACTGCCTCGTCGGGCACATCCCTGCTCGGCACACCTGCCCCGGCCCGTGAAACGGCCAAGGCCTCCGGGTCGGGGCACCCTTTTTGGAGACGCAGATGTTCGTTCTGACTTGCAGCAAAACCGGTCGCTGGTGGCCCCACAAGACAGCTGGTCTAGCACAGCGCGCAGCTCTGCATCTGGGGCTTTCCGACTACACGATTGAGGAAAATGACCTATGAACGCCCTCACAGATACCACTCTCGATACCGCTGGTGTGTACGAGATCGACAGTGAAACATATCACCGCGATCCGGCCCCGGCGCCCTCACTATCTTCAACTCTGGCTAAACTGCTGCTCGCGCAATCCCCACTTCATGCCTGGCATGCAAGCCCTCGCCTGAATCCCGATTGGGAGCCCGTCAACAAGAAAGCCTTTGACATCGGACGGGCGGCGCACGGCGCGATCCTCGGCAAGGGTGGCGATTTCGTAGCGATCCCGAGCGAAATGTTGGCCTCGAACGGTGCAACCAGCACAAAAGCCGCAAAAGCCTTTATCGAAGAGGCTCGCAGCGCTGGTTTGACGCCGCTGAAATCGAACGAAGTTGACGGCATTGGCGCGATGAAGGATGTGGCAGAGGATCGCTTGGCTGCGCTTGGCATCAACTTGGACCCTGCCCGCTCGGAACTTACTGCCCTGGCCGAGATCGAAGGCGTCTGGTGCCGAGCCATGCTCGACAATGTGCCGACTGACGCGAACGGGCCGATTTACGACCTCAAAACCTGCGAAAGCGCGGCGCCGGAAGCCTGCGAGCGGGCGATCATGAACTACGGATATGACGTGCAAGCAGAGCATTACCGTCAGGTATGGAAGGCGGCAACCGGCGAGGACCGGCCCTTCCGGTTCATTTTCCAGGAAAAGAGCCAGCCTCATGAAATCTGCGTTGTCGAATTGGGTGACGACAGCCTGACAATGGCCCGTAAAAAAAACGCTCGGGCGCGCGAAATCTGGCGAGTGTGCCTGCGCGCGAAACAGTGGCCCGGCTACCCCTTGGGCGTCCATCGTGTGGAGCTGCAAGAATGGTTCCACGCCAAGTGGCTGGAGCGCGAAAGCGTCGAAGCCGATTACAAGTCCCGAACAGGAAAAGACATCATTGAGGCCGCCATGCGATGGCAGGCCCCGGAAGGAGTATGACCATGACCATTCGCTTTACCCCCGTCACCGAGATCAATGAGCCGCTCACGTTGTCGATCGGTCTGTCTGGTGGCTCTGGCACCGGGAAGACCTATTCAGCCCTGCTGATGGCCCGCGGCATTGCTGAAACCGTGACAGGTCAAGCCGGGGCCAAAATCGGCTACGTTGATACTGAGAACCGTCGCGCGCTGCATTACAAGCAGGCCTTCCCTGAAATGATGCACTTTGATTTTCAGGCAGTGGACGACAGCGGGAATGTGGTGGGATTCGGCCCCGAACGCTGGATCGAAGTCATTGACGCTGCCGAAGCGGCTGGCCTGCCGGTGGTGATCCTGGACAGCTTTTCCCATGCATGGGAAGGCGTGGGAGGTGTACTCGACCTCCACGCAACGACCCTTGACCGACTGACGCGCGGCGATGACAGCAAAAAGAACGCTCGCTCGCAGCTGGCCTGGGCCGAAGTTAAGCCACGCTATCGCCGCCTGATTGATCGCATCGTTCGCGCAAAAACCAATATCATCATTTGCACACGCGCGAAGCCGGTCATGCAGGACCTAAACGGCAAGAACGCCCGCAAGACCAAAACCCGCCGGGCAGATGTGCCTTGGGACCCCGCCGCCGATGGTGATCTGATGTTTGAAATGACTACCATGGTCATTCTGGACCCCGATGCACCGGGATGCCCCGTGTATCAGATCAAGGTTGCAGATCAGTTCAAAGGCCTGCTGGACCCCCGCCGCCCAATGGGTGTCGAGACTGGTCGCGCGATGGCTGAATGGGCCAAGGGCCAAGGCGATGCGCAGCGTCAAAAAGAGCTTCTGGACAAGGCGCGCGACGAGGCTCGGAAAGGCCGCGACGCATTCACGGGATTCTGGAACAGCGACGAAGGGAAAGCAAACCGCGCGCTGCTGCGCACCGTTTTGGATGAATGCCAGCAGCTCGCCAAGGATTCTGACGCTGCCCAGCAAGCAAACGATGACGATCCTTTCGGCGCACCCCAAGCCCCAGAACCCACGCAAGAGGAACTCGCGCGGGCTGAATCCGAAGCAATGGCCGAAATCCAGAAGCGCGACGCAGAAGCCGCATGACCCCCGCTGCCACCACTCACGACGTCAGCAGCGAGGCGATTGCGGACAGGCTCATTTCAGCCCGCGCCGTGATCGCCGATTTGCCCCACCACCCCGAGGCCGAGGTGATCGAGGCCGCGCGGGTGATCGCCAAACACAGCCCGATGCCCACCGAACGCGGCGAGGCTGAAGAGCTGATCTTCTGGATGGAAGGAACGAAAGAATGAACGACACATTTGAGCCGACAGCACAATCTAAGGCAAAGCTGACCCCCCTACGAGAAGCCGTTTTGGGCTTTGCGACGGACTTGATTGACGAGTTCACCGAGGCAGGACTTACACCGCGCCAAGCCGGATCAACAGTAGCACACCTTTTGCTGGACGGCGCGTGGGCAAGCGCGGCCATTGGGGCGATTTCGGAAAATCGGACACCCAACCCCATTCTATTCGAGGAAGCCGCTAAGAGGGCCCATGGCCGCCTCGATCTATCCGCGTTTCAAATGCCATTCCGCGCGCAGGAGACCACCAAATGACACACCCCGTAGACACCCACGTCGGGACCAAACTGAAAAACCTGCGCATCCTGCGCGGGCTGACCCAAACGGACGTTGCGAATGGTTTGAACATCTCGTTCCAGCAGGTCCAGAAATACGAGCGAGGCCGGAACCGGATTTCGGCCAGCAAGCTGTTCGAGGTTTCGCGCATCCTGGACGTTCCGCCGTCGCACTTCTTCGACGGCCTGAGCGACGACGACAACGGCGGCCCGGTGATCGACGAAGAGACCGCCCGGATCGCGAGCATGATCTCCAAGATCACTGACGAGCGCCTGAAAACTCAGATCCGGTCGTTCATTGACGCGGTGGCCAGCTACCGGCCTGCGGGCGAAGCAGCATGACGCCGACTGACAAACCAATCCTCTTTTCCGGCCCGATGGTTCGCGCGCATCATGTGGCGTGGATGCTGGACCAGGTCGCCAAGCTGGACGAGGTGCCGGGATGAGTGATGACAAACGCTGGATCCTGGCGACCTATAACTTGCGGAACAAGCGCGGCGAACTGGAAAGCATCGCCAAGTCAATCCCGCACCGATTTCGACCATACAACCCTATCCCCAGCCGTAAAGCGGACCTGGTGAAGTTCATTCAGGTTTCCCGCGCGGCTTACTGGGACGACCCGAAGGCCGAGAAAAGCCCAACGCCACCGAAGGCTGACCTGTGCCAAATCACCGCCTCCGAATGCAACGAGTGGCTGCGGTACCTGCCCAAAACCGAGGACGCACCATGACCCTGCCCTACGCATCCTCAAAATCCGGGCAGTCCCGCGAAAATGAGATCCGCAAGACGCTGCGCAGCGTCGGCGCCACCGCCGTGGGCTTCATGGTTGATGAAGATCGCGACCTGGTGATCTGTCAGTTCCGCCTTGCTGGCCGCGAGGTCACGATTCCGATCAGTCCCAGCGCCTATGAAAATGCGTGGCTGGCGCAAAACAAGCGCGGCCCCAAGACGAAACCCAAGGCCCATCAGGAACGCGCTCGCGCACAGGCAGAAATCGCGGTCTGGGGCGTTCTGGCCGATTGGGTGAAGACCCAGGCAACGATGATGACTTGCGGCCTCATGGACGCAGACACGGCGTTCCTTGCGCACGTCCACTTGCCAGACGGGCGGCGGGTACACGAAGCGATCACCGGGCCAAATGGTGCCCTGCAACTGCCAAAGCCGGAGAAAAGAGATGACTGACCGCAAGGAACTGATCGCTAAGCTGAAAAAAGAAATCCAAGACGAGGACGACAAAGGTAACAATTCATGTCGCGAAATGCCGCGCTACCCGTGCAGCGATACATGCCCATGTGCACTCCGCGACAAAGTGATAGAAATTACCGACGCCCTAGAAGCCGCGACCGCAGAACTCCAAAAGCTGCGCGACATTTTGCAGGCAATTGAAATGTTCACGGCCACAGGTGAGGGCCTCGGCTCGGAGGAAACAATCGAGGTGCACATTATCGCAGCCGAGGGGCGCAGCGATGATCCATGCGCATGGCGCGCCGACCCGCACTGCGTCTCAAGATAGCAGAACTGGAGGACGAAAAGTGACCTCTCAAAGACCATTCACACCCGAAACCCTAGCCGCAGCCT